AAGTATTTAATTCCGGGTACTCAAATGTTTACAAAAAATCAATATAAAAAGTTTAAAAATACAGAATGGGATGGACAAGAAAATCATTGTTATGACATCCAAGGAATGAGAAACAGCCCAAATGCAGGATTTAAAAAAATAATAGAAAATAACGCATGGCATTTTAGTTATTTTGGTGGAATATCTAAGATAAAAGAGAAATTGAAGAATTTTTCTCATTGTGAGTATAAACATATATCCAATTTATCAGACGAAGAAATAAATAGACGTATTTCTAATTTTGAAGATTTGTTAGGAAGAAATGAATTTTTCTATGCTATTGAAAATAATTTGACACCTGAATTATTAAGTATAATGAATAACTAAGAGACTAAAAGTAAATTTTAAATATATGACACATAAAAGTAATTTTGAAAATGTTTTTTGGCATATAGATAGCATGCGATTAATTAGCAACGATTTATATGAAGTAAGTGGTTGGATTTTCAGTACAGAGGGGAGTATTAAAAAAATAATCATAGGAGATGTAGAGTATACAAATCTACAAAATGGATTGTACCCTAGAAAAGATGTTAAGGATGTTTACCCGGATTTACCTAATGATTTAATAGGTTGGACTTTTATGGTTAAACCTTCTAATGTAAATTCTCCTATAGATATTATTTTGGATAATGAAGTTGAAATTTTAAATATAGGTACTTTAGATTCCTGGCATGTATTTAATTCAGGTTTTAACCCTTACGCTTCTAAAGACATTATTGTTGTAGATAATTTTTACATGCAACCTGATTTAGTCAGAAGCCATGCAATTCATAATCTAAAGTACTCTGAATCTGATTATCATAGAGGAAAAAGAAGTGAGACCTCTTTTATACTAAATGGAACACTAGAAAGATTTGAAGAGATATTAGGAAGACCTATTTATAATTGGAATAATCCTAATTATGCTAATGGTAAATTCCAGTATTGTACATCGACAGATCCAATTGTTTATCATGTAGATTCTCAAAACTATGCTGCCATGGTTTACTTAACTCCGGATGCACCTTTGCAGAGTGGTACAGCAACTTATAAAAGTATCTATACAAATAAGACAAAGTTTGAAGAAGCACAGGGGGGAGATTATGAGAAGACATTCAAAGGAAGAAGTAGCGGATTAAATTTTTACGATAAAACATCTTTTGAACTCGTAGATAATATTGCAAATGTATATAATAGATTAGTTTTATTCGATGCTAAAAATATACATGCCGCCGTAAATTACTTTGGTGACACTAAGGAAAATAGTAGATTTTTTCACTTATTCTTTTTTGATATATGAAGATTAGATTCCATGTTATAACCAGATGTACAAGACCTCAAAATCTTTTACAGATATATGATAGCTTTAATTACACAGAAAATAATCGATATTGTGTACTTTGGCATGTCTTATTCGATACTTCATCTTTGATTGATATTGATTCCAAATTGCTTTTAGATTTAAGTAAGTTAGACGCTCACTTACATTTTGTGGAAAGTGATGGTACAGATTATTTATATCCTCAAATAAGCGATGTTGTAAGTAATCTTAATATAGGATGGGTTTTAATTATGGATGATGATAATGTATGTTATCCTAATTATTTTGATGTCCTTAATGATGAAATAAGAGCTAGTAAAAAGGCTGCTTATGCGTATGAACAAGAAGTCAATGGTAGGGATTTTACCGGGTTAGATATAAGGAAAGTCGGACCGGAGCACATGAAATTAAAACATATTGATTCCGCACAATATATCATACACACGGAATTACATCAAAAATTAAAATACGAATCCGGATATGATGCTGACGGTAAATTCATAGAAAAATTATATGATGAATATCCTGATGAATTTGGCTTCATAGAAAAAACACTATGCTATTACAATGCTTTAACAAGTGGGTCGAAAGCTAAAGTTCCTAAAGTATTATATTTAGGACCTGATAAACCCGAATTAAAAAGTATAAAATATGCAGATTATGAAGACGATTCTTTAAATGTAAAATATATTGAGAACGACGAAAACATAAGTAAAGCTATATCTTCGTTTAATCCGGACTCTATCATAAGCATTTCCGACGATTATTATGACCAATACAGGAATCTATGCAACCAGCCTTCCTATGTGAGAAATAGATGGATAAACTTAAATCCATACCATGATAAAGAAACAGGGATAGCTTATAATACGGGAGAGATAGCGTATAATTGTGCAATGAGTAGCATACTTAGGTCTGACTACGATTCCGTGGTATCTTTCTTCACACCAATTTATAATACAAAAGAAAAACTTTGGAGAACTTATGAGTCAGTTAAGAATCAAACTTATCCGGATTGGGAATGGGTTATAGTAAATGATTCTTCCGACGGAGGCAAAACTCTAAAGATTGCCTTAGAGATAGCTTCACAGGATCACAGAGTTAGAGTGTATGACTTCAGAGAAAAATCGGGAGGAATTATAGGTGAATCTAAATATAGGGCCGCTACGCTTACTAAAGGCAGATGGTTAGCAGAATTAGACCATGATGATTACTTAATGCCGGATTGTGCTAAGTATATAATAGAAGCGGCCAATAAGTTTCCAGATGCAGGTTTTATATATACGGATAGTGCAGAATTAGATGAATGGCATAACTCTATGAAATACCCAGATGGTTTTTGTTTTGGGTATGGAAAGTATAGAACAGAGAATCATTTCCGGAATACTTGGGATGTTGTCGATTCGCCAAATATTAATCCAAAAACAATTAGACATATCGTAGGAGTACCTAATCACATAAGAACATGGAGGAGAGATGTATATTTTTCGGTGGGAGGTCATAATAGAAATCTATCCATTGCAGATGATTATGAATTAATTGTTAGAACATTCCTAAAAACTAAATTTGTAAAAATACCAAAATTAGGATATCTTCAATACATCTATAATAATTCAAATGGAAGAAATACCCATGATTTAGCTAGAGCAGATATCCAGAGAAGAGTTAGGTCTATCATGTATTTCTATAATGATGCAATAAATGAAAGATTTGAAGAATTAGGAGTTATTGATTATGCATATAAAGAAAATAAAGACAATCCTTTAAATGTAGAAAGTAGATTTGGAAAAGATGAAAATCATGTAAATTTTATATACAATGACTTATAGCGTAATCATTCCTACATTATGGAAATGCAATTTAGAAAACTTTTATAAGACCATGCTAATTTTCAGCGGGGAACCTCAAATAAAAGAAATCATTCTAATAGACAATGACATAACATTCAAACAAACAATAAAACAAAACATATTAAACATAAGTCCTAAAATAAAATACTATCCACAAGATGAAAATATATATGTAAACCCGGCATGGAACTTAGGCGCATTAGAAGCCCGCGGGAAACACTTAATGATAGTAAATGATGACTTCCATATAACATCTAAAAAAACATTACAGAACATAATAAAAACACATCAAGATAATAAAGACATATATACTAGCATTTATGGAGTATCAACATCATGTTACATAGAAGAACCAACATCCAATAAAATATATTTAACAGACAATGAAGGTAGAGGAACCGGGTGGGGATGCTTCTTCATATTACATAGATATACATGGACAGACATCCCAAATGAATTAAAAATATGGTTCGGCGATGATTACCTAACAAAACATGTACTAAGCAATGGAGGAAAAGTCTATACATTCAAAAACATAAAAGCATCACCATTCTCACAGACATTATCATCATCGACATTTAATAACATCCTGGATAATGACACTAAAATATACATGGAGAAATATAACATTTAAATTAGTTACTACATATTTATAAGTAATAACAGATAAGTAATGAGAATAGATCAAATAGAATTAACAGGTTCTTTATCCATATCATCAAGTTTAGCGGCAAGTCCATTAAGGGTAAATAAAACGTACCTATTTGTCTCAAACACAGGTAATGTAGGGATAGGAACTAGTAATCCTACTTCAAAATTGGTGGTAACAGGAAGTGCATCTATACGGGGAGGAATTAAAGCAACAACTGCATCAGGTTCTTTTACATTTAACGAATCTATATTCTCATTAGATACAACATCAGTATTAAAAATACCCGTAGGAACAACGGCACAAAGACCAGTCAGTAATTTTGATGGGTATATAAGATTCAATACTTCAACAGGAAATCCGGAATGGTACGATTCTTACTCTAACATCTGGGTTAACTTTGGATCAAGGGGTTTTGTTTCTGTAGATTTTCTTATTATTGGAGGAGGAGGTAGCGGACCTAATGCCACTCGGGGTGGAGGAGGAGGTGCTGGAGGTTATCGATTACTATCAAGTCAAGTTATTGAAAAAGGAGTAATATACCTTGTTACAGTAGGCGCGGGTGGTGTCAATAATTCAGCTGGTGATGGAAGCCCTTCTACCTACGGACAAATTACATCCGCTGGTGGTGGTGGTAGTGCAAGATCGGGTGGGTCTGGCGGTGGTGGTAACGGACCCTCCGGTGGTGGAGCTGCTGGCAACGTTCCCTCGACAAGTCCAAGTCAGGGAAATGCAGGTGCTTCGGGACTTGCTAATTCAGGCGGTGGTGGTGGTGGTGCTGGATCTGCCGGATCTGGGATAAACGGAGGGATCGGTGTAGCTTCCAGTATAACAGGAACTTCAGTAACAAGAGCAGTAGGAGGGGCAGGAGGGGTAGCCACAGCTTCACCACCGGGTTCCCCTGGGACTGCTAACACTGGCAATGGAGGTGAAGGCGGTGGTTTTAATGGTAGTGTTCCGGGTTCAGCTGGCAATGGAGGTTCCGGCGTAGTAATAATTAGATGGTTAACAAGCAGAGCAACAATTTCATTAACAGGTGGAGCGCAGACAAATGCAGTAACTTATACGGACGGGTTGTATACTGCTGTAGAAATAAGAACTTCAGGATTAGTAGCATTTTTATAACATGGCACATTACGCACTTTTGACTAATAATATAGTATATCAAGTTATCGTAGGAGCTGACGAGGATTATCTCATTAGTGGAGATAATCCTGAAAAATCGTATGCATCTATATATAATTGTATCGTGAAAAGAACTTCATACAATACAATTGGTGGAATTCATTTAAATCCAATAACCAATGAACCATCCGAAGACCAAACTAAAGCATTCCGAAAAAACTACGCAGGAATTGGGTATTATTACGATGAAGAAAGAGATGCATTTATCCCACCAAAACCATTCCCATCGTGGATACTAAATGAATTCTCTTGTTTATGGGAATCACCTATACCATATCCTAACGATGGAAACATATATGAATGGAATGAAGATACACAAACTTGGGATTTAATAAACGAATAAACAAAACAAAATGCCATCAAAATCAGAAAAACAGCAAAAATTCTTTCAAATAGTAAAAGCCTATAAAGATAAGAAAATGTCCGCAGCAGATGTAGGAAAGAACGTAGAAGATGCAGCTAAAGACATGTCCGATAAAGAAGTCGATAAATATACTAAATTGACAAAAGAAGATATTGATGAACTAAGAGAATTATTAAACATGAAAAAAGAAAATGTAATGCCAGATGTAAAACCTAATGATGGAGAAAATGCAGAAGAAGGTAGAATGGCAAAAAATCAAGCTAAAGACATTATGAAATATGCTTTAGAGATTCACAAGATGATAAATGAAAGAGATGATTTACCGGAATGGGTTGAATCTAAAATAACTAAAGCTCATGATTACATGACAACCCTATGTCAATACATGTCAAATGAATTAGAAAATGATTCTAATGCATTTAAAAAGACAGATGAAGGATATTACAGCAGAAAACCTAAGAGTGGAAAAGTTGGAGGTATTGGCAGGTTAGTTGGTGCTGCCATGTCGATAGGAAAGAAATAAGATGTTGTATATATTTTTTGGGATTAAAACAATGTAATAAAATGCAAGACATGGATTTAATAAAAAGGATTCAAGAGTATTTTGGATTTAGTAAAACTGGACAATATGATCCGTTGACAGAAGCTGCGGTAAAGAATATACAAAGAAATAATGAAGTTTACCCCGACGGAAAATTAGATAATTATACCGTTAATCTTATTTTTGAAGGAGAGCTAACTACCGATTTTTTAAGTAGAGTAGAAGTATCCGGAGATTTAGTTATTGACCGGAGACACATGCCTGACAAAGAGTATATAAAGACAGAAACAAAAAAAGAGTATATATTTTTACATCACACAGCAGGATGGGATAATCCGTACAATGTTATTCATGGATGGACCGCGGATACTAGAGGTAGAATAGGAACTCAATATGTTATCGGTGGGCAGAATGTTACAAATGTTTCACATAAATACGACGGCGTAATTGTGGAGGCTTTCCCTAAAGAATATTACGCATATCATTTAGGAATCGGAGCTACTTATATGCACTCTAGGTCTGTAGGAATTGAATTATGTAATTTTGGATACTTGACAAAAGAAGGAACTAAATTTTATACATACACTAAAAGAGAAGTAGATCCTAGTCAAGTAGTCACATTGAAAAAAGATTTTAGAGGATTTAGATATTTCCATAAATATTCTGACAATCAAATATCTTCATTGAAAAAATTACTTATAAAAATATCTAATGATCACTCTATTGATTTAAAAGGAGGATTATACACTTACTTTAATTCACAAGACCCATTCGTAGCATTAGATTATAAGGATGATGTAAAGAAAGGTCTTGTAAAAGGTGTATTCTCTCATACAAACGTTATCATGTCCGGCAAATGGGATATTTTCCCGCAGGATGAAATGATTGACATGATAAAAAGCATTTAAACAACCGGGTCATACGTTTCTGATTTTTTTGGATTTCTTATTTTTTTACTTGGCGGCAGGTAGAAGTTATCTTCTTTGCCGTCTATATCTTTTGACAGGTCATAGATATTCCCCATTACTTCAAAAGGGCATATTAAATGAGTTAGATCTTCATTCGAGAAATCATTTCCTAAAATCTTTTGTATCTCATTAAGTTTATCTTTTGTTATGTTACTAATGATATTTAATCTTTTAATTTCTTGGTACCTATATAATGGATAGTCCCCGCAGAAAAATTGAAGAGTTACCGGATTCCATCTTACCCTTTCTAGCCTTATATATAGCTTGTAATCGTCTCCAAGGGATCTACTTAGTATGTTATCATTTTCATAGATTCGATTCCCTAGAGAGTCTCTAAAGCCCGTCCACGCATCACAGGACTCAAGAGAGAATCCTCTAGGTGTTCCCGCATAGACATATCCTAAATCTTTGTTGTCGGTATCGAATATGTTTTCAAATACTTCAATAATTTCACCTTTCTTTAATTCCGCAAAACTTTTTTCCGCTCTAAACCTCAGTCTAAAAATAGTCTCCATAGTATGTTCATGTTTAAAAATAAATAATAAGCGCAAATATAGTAAAAACAATTCACTTACGCAACTATTTTTTCATTTTTACGTTAAATAATTGTTTATAGATCTATATGTCATGATTATATCTCATAAATATAAATGTATTTTCATAAGAATTCCCAAAACTGGTTCAACTAGTGTAGAGACCTATTTAAAAGAAGTCGACCCGGATTGTATTTCATCAGGGGATAAACCTCCGTATGGACACGACACATGCTCACAGTTATTAGAAGAACATGGTCATACAGTATGGAACTCTTATTACAAATTCACTTTCATACGCGAACCTTACCAGTGGTACAAATCATATTATTCAGATCTTTTAAATTATTCATGGGATGAGGACAGCGAGCTAGCAAAAAAAAGTTTGGGATTGATTTTAACAGAGGACAATTCACTCCCGGAACCTGTAAATGGAACGTTGCACGAGAAGCATGTAATGATAATTCAATTACTAAATGATTTTTGGTTTTATCCTACTATAAATGAAAATATAATGGATAGTCATGTAACTCAAATATCATGGATAGATAAGCCAATTAATTTTATAGGACGGACAGAATTTTTAGATGAGGACTTTAGGGATATATGCAATAAATTAAATATACCATTTACCGAATTAAAGAGATTGAATACATCTGATTCCCATAAATTAAGTCATAGCGAAGGATCTAAGAACTTAATTAAATGTTTGGCGGAGAAAGACTTAGAATTATATTACAACATAAAACCGATACCAAATAATCGTTATTAATGTGTAATTATATAAAAAAGTAAGTTTATAGCAAAATAACACTATTTATAATAAAACGCTGTAATTATGGGCAGACCTAGGAAAACAGAAATAGATTCGCAAAAAGAAGTAAAGACGGATCAAGAAGTTAAAAATAAAAAGAAAGCATCTCCTGTAAATAAGACAAGAGAGGACGCTTCGGGATTTAGAACTACAATACCTTCAGAGCACGTGTATAAGCTCAATCTAAATACTTCGCAAGGAGACCGAGTTATAGTTACCGACAGTGTATCAAGGATAGTTCACGCAATTAAATATGAAAGACAAAATTCATGCAATATTAAAATAGACCCGGATAAAGTTATCAAAAGCAATCCAAGAATGGTTCAGGAAAACTTTTCCAATGCAGAAAAATCTATATTACATAAATTAAAAGATGCTACACTAAGTTTTTTCAGAAGATTTAAAAAATAGTTTTACATGAGTGGTATTATCATTACTGATTATTTGAGAAGATATTTACGAAAAGATTTAGACAACTTTCATAAATACTTACAGATTATAGCAGAAGAGGGTGCTGATTATAGTGACAGGTTAATTCGTCGCAGGGATAAACTACATCTAAATGCTATTAAAGGATTGTTTGCATTTGTCGTAGATTCTAAAACATTTAATGACATCTCTTCCGCAGATAGAATTTATTTTCTAATTGATGCCATGTATTATTATTTCCCATTCGGAAGACATGAAAAGATGAAAAAAGATGAAGCATTCATTTATGATGTCTTTATCAAGGAATGTAGGAAAGAGGATGTATTGAGGAGATCGGAGTATGAGAAATGGCTAGTCAAAAAAAAGGGCGGGGATTATTGGAAATGGATGCATCAGATACTAGGAGCACAATGGGAAGAATCAAAGAATGAATCAATGAAAATGAAAAAAGCATATAAAGAAAGAGTAAAGAACAAAGATTTAAGAAACCAATCCATAAACCCAGAAACATGAATTATAATGATGAAGACTTCCTAAGAAGAATAGTAGGCGTAGGAACATTAGGATACTCATTAGAAAAAATAATGAATGTATTAGATATTCCTACATCTGATATGAAATCATTTACAGATGAATTTTACAATAAGAATAGTGAAGTATATAGAGCATACAAGAAAGGAATAGATAAAGCAGACTACGTTATAGACATGAAACTATTTGAAGAAGCTAAAAGTGGAAACATAAGAGCTTTAAAAAAATATGAAGAAAGAAAAGATAAAGAAATATATAGACAACGGAGAGCCCAAACATTAAAAGATGAAGAATAAGATTGAATATATAGATGTAAATAGATTATCAGAGAATCCAAGAAACAGTAAGATACATCCGGATGAACAGATAGCAAAATTAATGAAGAGCATCACAGAGTTCGGATTTAACATTCCTATCCTCATTGATAAGAAAAACATGATTATTGCTGGACATGCTCGATTCCTGGCAGCTAAGGCATTACATATAGATTCCATTCCATCTATCCGCATTGAAAATTTAACAGATGATCAAATAAGAGCCTACTCCATAGCAGATAACAAACTAACAGAATTAGGTGAATGGGATTATACAAAATTAAGCGATGAATTAGAGTATCTCAATTCTGTTGACATAGATGCAATGGCCATGGGATTTGATTATGAGGATTTTGAAATGTTAAATGAATCTTTCCAAAATGATGACGACATCTTATCTGCGACTAAATCTGAATCTTCTCCTGCATCTAAAAATAAAAAAAGCATTGTCTTCTCCTATAACATAGAAGATTATACGAACATGATGAAGAAATTCAAGACGGTAATGAATGAGAACGACATAAAAGCTAACGCAGAAGTTATAAGATTATTGATTGAACACTATAATGAAAGACACCATGAGTAAATTAAATATAGAAATTTTTGACATTGAGGAAATAAAAGAATCAAATTATAACTCGAGAATACATAGCGAAGCTCAAGTAGAAAAGATTGCGAATAGCATAGCAGAATTTGGCTTTGTTAATCCGATTATCATAGACGAAGATAACGAGATTATAGCTGGGCATGGAAGATTTATGGCAGCTAAGCATCTAAATCTTGAAGAGGTTCCCACAATAAGACTTACCCACCTTACTGACGATAAAAAAAGAGCTTTCATCATAGCAGACAATAAGATAGCACTTTCCGGAGAATGGGATTACGATATGCTAAAGGAAGAGTTCGATATTATACTAAAGAGTGAAATGGACATTGACTTACTAGGTTTTAACAGAAAGTTCATAGACTCAATGTTTAAAGAGAAAGATCCGGATGCCATGGTCGTACATAAGTTAAAGACGCTAAAAATAAACTTTGATGCCGATGATTATGATACCACTATAGATTCCATGAATAGTATAATGGATAAAGAAACATGTGTAGACCACGAAGAAGTATTGGTTAGGCTATTGGATTTTTATCTGAGAAGTTAATTTTTGTATTGTAGCACACTATTTATAGGAAAAAACTATGATAAACGAATATATCGGATTTTTGCTACACTCTAGTACTCAAACAAGAATTTATCATTTACAAACATCTTCTTTTGCCAAGCATAAAGCTCTGCAATCTTATTATGATAGTATTCTTGATTTAGTTGATACACTAGCAGAATCATATCAAGGTAAATATGGAATCATTAAGGATATTAAAGTCCCTGGTAGTATATACAATATAAAAACAGATGAAGATATTATAAAATACTTTGATATGTTAAGTAAATATGTTGAAAGTAAATCTAAAAGTCTTCCAAAAGATACTTATTTGATGAATACCTGTGACGAAATAGCAAGTTTAATATACCAAACGACTTACTTGCTTAAGAATCTTGATTAAATAAGGATTCATAGTAGTGGCTACCTCTACCATTCCCTGTTTTACCATCTTCATAAGCATTTTCAATCATTTCTTTTTCTTCTGGTAGTTTTTTGTAAATTAAAGCTACTAACTCCAACATTACGTCTAGTCTACCCAAATGAAAAGAAGGATCATTCGATACATTTGATAAAGCACTGTATTGATCTTTCTTTGTTTCTGCCCAATATAAAATATGTTCTAAAGGTGTTTCCATAAAAGTTAAATTGAAAAGGCCCGCTAAAAAGCAGGCCTTAATATTACTTAAAAATAATCTCGCTAGAAAAACCTGCCCCTTCCGGAAAAAACGAGAATCCTTGCATATCAAAAGGAGCGGCTGCAATAAACGCATCACAAAATCCGGCTTTCTTTAATTTTTCTAAATCAATAGCAGCCTTCTTGTAGGAATTATACATACGTGCATAATAGTAGTAATTTTGTATTCCCAACTTTATTTTAATGATTTCGGGCCCTGACTTTACTGCCCTATCATAAAGGCCGACCCTAATCATATAGATGGGAACTTCGTAAGTATCCATTTCAATACTACAAGGAGCAGGAGCTCTTTTTTTGTATTCAATCGTTACGCACACAATACTGTCAATTGATTTTCTAACAGGATTATTAAGACTGAAATATTGAGAAAAACCTTTCACAGTAGAAAAAAATAACACAAAAACAAACAATTTTTTCATTTTAATCATTTTTTAACATATACAAATAAGCACTATCAAAATTAGGTACTTCATTATTAACACGCACATAAGAACCCGAGGCATATAAATTTACCGCATCTTCTTTAGATGCCCAATTTTCATCTCCCCACCTTTTCGCCAATCCGGTTAATTCTTCTAGTCCTCCTGATTTTACTATTTTAGGGAATCCTCCCATGTCCTCTGCTTCAAATATAAATGTTTCTTGTGCTAAGTAAGAAGTAGAAGCAATAATAAATTTAGGTAACTCCCTTTTTAAATCTGGTGATTGTAACATAGTAAATTTAAGTTTGTGAATTTATAACAGTCCTTTACTTTTAGAGAATTATCCATAAATAGACGAAGGTACTTTGAATCAAAGAATAGTAAATCATCTATATCATTCGGATCCTCTGAATCTAAATACTTGAAATCAAAAATGACTTGTTCAACTTCTCCATGCTCATCTAAATGGATTTCGCTATCATACCAACCCGTAGGAGGATATAGAAAGTAAACATTATCTATTTTATCTGAAACAAGTCCAATTTTTGAAATTCCTTTCTTATCAAACTCATTTTGCTGAATTATCTTAGCATCTTTTCCTGGATAGACTAAAGACTCTATTCTTATCTCTCCATCTATTTTATGCATGATTTCATCAAAAATTATGGTTTTATCATAATTCTCTTTTCCGTACAAATTTTTTCTAAATAGAGAAGCATATACTTCGCTTCCTATAACTCCCTCAATGTAAAAAATACCTTTAGATCTCTTCATAACTTCCGTCTAATCCCATTTTGGTAATAAATAATGTTCTCAAATTATTCTGCAAAGATAAGGAAGTTTTATCAAAAATCCAACCTTTATTCGAGAAATGTTTTTTTAATTTTCTTAGACTAGTAAATATAGATACAATATCTCCGCTATTATTTGTCACAATAAACGCTTCTTCTTTTCTTTCCAAGAGTTCTAAAGACTTCTTAAAAGGATTACCCGGCATGTTTTTTACTTGTTCCAACATATCTGCAACTAAGTCTCTAGTCTCTTTTTGCACATCTTTTTTGATTCTTAATTTAACTAAGTGCATGAAAGCTAAAAAACTCATAGTCCAAATAAAAGTTGTCTCTAAGGATAATGGAAGTACTGATCTAGCCTGTTCTTTGCTTGTTCCTAACTCAAGTAACTTTTCATAAGCTACTCTAGCATTCTCTATTAGTTCATCTTGAATAAGATTCGCTATTACATTACTTAATTTATTTAGATCTTCGCCACTGCCTTGTTTTGAGTCTTTTGACTGTGATCTAAATGTTTGAATAGCATAGTAAGAATCTGAGAAATCTACATACCTTCCGGATATCGAATTTACAGACATATTCTCCATTGGTAAATTCACTTCAACGCCAATTTCGTGCTTTCTAAGCTGCCTTTCTACATATATTGGACATGACAACCTAAATTGTAATTGCGCATGCCTGAAGGGAGATACGTGCCCTTCCTCCCATAAGAATTCTAATAGGTTTTCATTTTGACTATCCGGATAATTTGATGCCTCTTTGTCATAAGAAACTCTAGCGACATTTGCAATCTTAAGGTCGCTTCCCATAAAATCAATTAATTCTGCTTTCATTTTTTGAAACTTTTTAGTAAACTAAATTTTGTTTAATAAACCCATTAAGTTTATTGCGCAAATATAACTATATTATTTTGTATTTCAACATTAATTTGAACAATTCTTCACTTCCATCGCCGTCAGACGGATAGTGAACTCCCGATAACTCTCTAACATCCTTTATTTTATTGTAGAGATCTACAAAATATTTTCTAGAGGAGGGTTTCAATTTCATTAATTGGTAAATCATAACTAGGAAATCCATGGTATGTCCGGAAGGGTAAGCAGCTGAATTTGCATCGGTTCTAGTTATAGGATGTAGCTTAATTCCGTACTCTCCGGCTAGTTCATTTGGCCTAGGTCTATTGAAGTGATCTTTAAGATAGTACACTATAGGAAAAGCCTCATCAGCCCAGGAGTTAACTTTTTTCCGGTCTACACCTTTAATACCCAATTTTTCCGCCGTTTTCACGAAGAAATCTAAATGATGATGCTCCATGTAAAAACACATACTTTTTTCTTTATCCGTAACATTATCAGAAATCTTTTTAAGATGTTCAAGTTCTTTCTTTGTAGTATCGGAAGAATTCTTTGGAGGAGGGAACTTTTTTATAAATTCATCTATCATACCGGAATCTTTTGATTTTTCTAGAGTTCCGTACTTATCTTTCTCAATTTTTCTTACATAATCTTCTGGTTGATTTCCAAATTTAACCGAGTCTATTTTCTTAGAATCCATAATATCTTTTAAATAAATATGAAGCCTTTGTAAAAAGGCCTCATACTTGTTTATTTTATTCGTCCTTATCAGACTGATCCGTTGCCTCTATCTTTATAGGATTGTCTAGGATAATTCTTAACATGACATAGAATCCAAAAGATTGAAGGAAGGATAAATCTTTCAATTCAAAATAATCAGCAATTGAAAAATTCCAACATACCATAACCATAAAAGACCCAATACAAGTTGTTATTAAGAAGAACAATAAAACCAATAAATTAACAAAAACTTTTCTCATACTTTGTGATATAATTGTGATTGATTAATGTGAATCCCCAACATTATTTTTTTCGCTATAAATTAAGTAATCTGGGTTTATTACTTTAGCTACTTTTGCTCTATTTCCATCAACAGCTTTTATAACAACACCTTCATGAGGAACTTTAGTGTTGTCTATAAAATTATTAAACACGAATAAATTTTTTACTTCCTCTAAATAAAGTCCTTTATATAGGACTTCAACGTAGGGTAGATTTAAATATTCTTCAGTCATATATTGAGCTGCGGACAAATTGAAATACTTTTTATCTAGTTCAATATCGAAAATACATAGCTGTATATCATCTAATCCATACTCATAGTTTTTCTGGATTCCTTTTCCATATATTTCTCCGTAGATTATAAAACCAGAGCTCATGCGAGTATAACCACCAAAATTTTTCTTAACAAGGTTCCAGAGCTTATTTTTGATATCATATTTTTTTTCAATATCATACCAAACATTAGTATCATAAAAACCTTGACTATCAGATCCTTTTTCTACGTTATGAGAACCTACCACGAATTCATATTCATCCCAACCTGTCTCAAAACCAAAGAATTTTTTAATTTTGATCCACAGAGATAGCTTATTCTTCTTAACAATCCCGTATCTTGCATTTGTTCCATGTATTTTCCTAGTAATTTCGACATAATCATTTTCATCAAAAATATTAGGAACATTTTTAAAATTAGGGAATTTATAGTAAATAGGAAAATTAGGATTTTCACGGTATTTTCTTTTTTTACCATTGGCTAATCTAATCATTTTAACCGCAGGTTCATACTTAGCTATTTTAAGAACATCCATTACATCCTCCCATTTTTTCCTTTTATTTTCCGGAATCAAATCAATAGGCATTATCAAACATTCACTGTAAACACCTCTTAGCTTAATTGTCCTAACTCTTTCTTTGTTACGGAGATAATTGGTGATACCTAATTTCTCTGAAATTTCTAAAGGTATCATAGCATCTGTAGTAGCGCAAATAACTAAATCTCCGATTGAGTGAGAACCTTTTTTTACAACACAGTGCCAGCCATTTATAACAGCTAGTTCTATGTTATCAGCATCCGGAATAGATTGAATATCATTTATCACGGACACGAAACAAACACTATTTTCATTTTTCATAAACTATGATTTAATGGCACAAAGATAACTTATTATTTTGTAACTTCCAAACTAATTAAGGACTTTTTTAATTCTTTTTCTTGTTCTCTTTTATTCCTAGCGTATTCAACATAAATTTCCCTGTTTTCTGCGTAGTATGCTCTTTGTTTTTCTTTCAACTTCTCTTTGTTTTCTATGTAATATTGTTGTCGTCTTTTCACTTCTTTTTGCCTAGCATACTCAGACATGGAGTGGTAATCAGCTAATCTTTTTCTCTTATGCTCCTCCTTCTTTTCCTCCGGTAAATTAGCAAACCTGTTTCTAAGATATTCTTTTCTGTTTTTTACAACCATATTAATAAGCCTTTAAATGCGGATTAACTAGTTTTTCTAGTTTTGTTAATTCCTCGTCAACCTCTTTAGTAAAATAACCATAAACTCTTATTGTACCGTACTTTTCTTTTATGTCAGTTATTAACAATCCGCCAGTAATATTTCTAAAAGCAGATGCTAAATGTTGGTTCCTGCACCTAACAATCGAGTTATCATTAGCAAATAAATTAAGGAGATTTAGCACAAATGTAGGACACCACCAAGGTTTAGCTTTCTTTGCAACAAACATAATAAAGTCTTCTAGGTATTCATGTAAATCTGTACCTTCTTTAAATATATTCCAAGAAATGCCTAGATAGTTATATCTATCTTCTCTGTGGTTGGAGAAACATAGTAGAATATCTTTGAAAGCTACGGGAGGAAATTTATACCTCGCACCTTTGCTTGACATTGAACCAAACTTCTTCTCTAACTTATACAATCCTATTTTATAAGATATGTATGATTTAATGTAGTAATACAGAATTATCGCGGGGATATAACAAATTACAACAATGAATAAAATAATTAAAATGTACATAATAATAAATTTAGGTTTAAGAATTTATAATAACCTTTTTACTTTTGATATAATATCTCCAAGCCATTAATAGACCAACCAACGACCTTCTTCGACATCAAAAGAGCGAATCAATTTCATTCCTCGATAATTCATAAGATTTGGCATCGCACAGTAACCATATTCATTGTAAAGTAATTCTATGAACTTTTGGCCATCGGCAGGATGCATTACAATTAACGCTGGTCTTCGATTGTTCGTAAGAACGAAATTGCTTACTGCATTATGAATGGCATCAAAAGTAACGGCTGTTAACAAGCGTTTAGCGTCATTGCCGTTTTCGTGGTTTATTGAAATAGTGTTTTCCATATCAAATTTTGTTTTTACGTTAAAGTGTCGTGTTTCAAAGTCGACAAAGAACGCCAACCGTCAATCCGTTATGAGTAATGTTTTTCAAGTAAGTCTATCATTTTAGTTATGAACATATCTTTATTAATCAGTTCAGCTTTGTAGGCATCTTTAATCAATAAAACACTACTCATAACATCAGATAAACGCAATTCTTCAACTACTCTATAAGCAGCGTTCATACTTGCAAAACTTCCATCTTCGTGTCGTATCTCAAATGGGCTTTCACATTCAATTTCCCATCCATTTTCTTTTAATAAATCTTCGTTTGTCATATCATTTAATTTAAGTTAGAACTGCGTTTATCTGTAACCGTTATAAGTAATGTTATTTTTGTTTTGAGTTTTTGTATTCATCAAATGTAAGAATGGAATATTTGGCTTCCCAATAATTCTTGTTTTTTTCAAAACTACCTTCTTCTTTCATCATCACCACCATTTGAGTTTCACCCAACAAACCCATAAACTCATCTCTCAATGTTTTTAATGATTCGAGCTCTTTTAATCCCATATACTTATCATCTGGAGTGATGTTATGTGTTTTTTTTAACCAAACCAAATATTCTTCATATAATTTATCTTCCATGTCCTTTAATTTAAGTTAATCAAGATCATCGCACCAGATAGGAGTTTGTTCTCCCATATATGAACCGCTGACATTATAATAAAAATGTTCTAAGGCATCTTCATCTGACATGTCTTCCATCAGAATATCAATACATTTAGATATAGAATAGATAAGACGCATGGAAGATTCATCCACTCCAAGTATAGCATCATCAAATCCATCTGCTTTTAAAAATGTTTCATCCGGATATTTTTCAAGTATAGATTCTAAATTCATGTTATTTATTTTGCGGGGTTAATTTATCTAACAATTCTAATAAAACATCTCCATGACATGCTTGTGGCTTACACCAACATCCAAGAATCTTTCCACCTTTTAATTCATGTAAATCATCCAATAAATGTTTTCCTTCTCCATTTGTAATCCACTCTCTATAAGCATTGACAGCAGTATCTCTATCTTTAACTACATACTTAGCAAGAGTTTTTCCATCTGGCCGGTGCGTGAAAGGGTTCCCCCACTTGCTCGGCCTTCCAATATATACATTATAACTTTCTTTCTTACAATGTACAACTTTTGATTTTACTAGCAACATTCTTGTTTTTCAGGTTTACAATTCTTATTAATGTAATCATATAATACATCAATATTAAAACATATAGGAGCTCCATTGGAATCCCATGCGGCAGGTTCTCTATCCGGGTACATCAAATCAGCATCTGAACTAAGAGCATCAACTTTAATAAATTCCAAAAGATACCATGTTACCCAATCTAATCCTTCATCGTTGTAGTGGGATAGGATACTTTGGCTAAATATATTAGAAATCAAATCGTTTATGGGAAAACGTTTATTATCTAATAAGTCAAATCCAATATCATGTAAATCACATAAGTGAGTGAATACATCACGATAAGATTTCAAAATGTTTTTAAAATTTTCTTTTTTCATACTTTATTTTTACAACTTTACAAATATAAAACAATTTTTCTAGAAAACCTAAATTTCTTTCGAAGAAGATTGATATGAAGTAAAATCATCTGATAATTGACCTACGCTAACTTCACCATCTTTGATAATTAGATATTCCTGGCTGGTACCTAGAGTGTCAATGTAGTAGTATCTCCCTCCCGTAGTTTGCCCCTTAATATCTATTTTCTTTTGTTGTGTATGGCCTACAACCTGGATGTACTTTTTCCGGAAGGTATCATAGTTAGATTCCTGTAATGACTTAGGCCGGATCCATATAGGGGAAGATTCAACACTGTCTCCATAAGGGTCCCATCCGGCAAATTTAAAAGCGCGGGGAGAACCAATAAATAAATCATTAACAATAACATCAACATCATTCTTCATATTTACCTTCATCCGACCACCCCAGTACTCTAACCATTCAGAACTAACTCCCGCATGACTAAATAAATAATTATCCATCTTATAACACATAGATAACTCATTTATATTTTCCATCAATAACTCCTGAATAGTATGATGGTGTCCTCTCTGATGTCCTGAATACGTCTCATTAGCAAAAGGCATGTAATGAAAGTCATGATTACCAATTAACATAATAACATCTGCTTTAGACTCCTTCTTAAAGTCAATCAAACGTTTAAAATTATGTAATTGAACTATAATTCTTATATCTTCATGTGTATCAAAGTAATCTCCTACAAATATAAATCTATCTGCATCATTTTCTTTTTCTACAATCTTCTCCCATGATATTCTACCATGAATGTCTCCAATAATTACTGTCTTCATATTATCTTTTTAAAACAAACCAATCATCGGTAAAAAATTTAACGATAGGCTTTGCTAGGTTACTAAAATATTTTTCATACATTTCATATCTGGATCTCCTAATATCCATTTTAATCTCATACAATCTACTAGGATCATCCACATCTTTAAAACCTTCATACATCTTCTCAAACATCTTTTTTCATTTATAAGTTAAAATTTGCTCTTTATTCTACTACCCCTTTATATCAGAGCATGCCTGCTTATCTTACCTGCCGTTATATTCACAGCTTGGCTAATACGAGTTTCTCAAGGGTACAGGCTATCGAAAATATATATCCGATATGCAAGTTTTTAGTATATTTTTTCTCCACATTTTAAAGGAGTCCCGTCGCTATTAAAAATTTGAATCGTACCCCTTCGCTGATCTAGTATTTTAAAGATAAATCCATTTTCACAACTGATACTATATGACCAGTGCATACCAATCTCGTAAGGATCTTTCTTAGATTCACAATACAATCCTAAAAAGGTAAGCCCACACGCTAATAAAATAAGAAGTAACATGCTTTTCATTTCAAATATACTTTTAAGGTTAAATCTTTCTTTAGTCTTTCCATAAATGATTCCTCGCTATCATCACCTGATACTAACCAATCAACTCTTTGAGCATATACATAAGCAATACTCAAGTACTTTACTGCTTCTTTAAACTCTTCTATAACTTCATCCGAATACTTATACCAAAACTTTTCATCAGGATACTTAGTAAAATAATCATCATCAAGAGTTCCCCAAGCACC